CCACTGTTGATACTGCGTGTTCCTGTATCGGGTCAATACTCGGTAAAGGAAAGGCGGATATCGTAATCGATATCCCGACCTCATTCACGGCTGCCGAAAGGCAGGACTTTGTCGATCGCCTCCAGGCACTCGTTGCGCTTTCCGTCTTTGACGTCAGCGTTTCGACCCCAGAGGGTAGTTGGGGCTAATTATGTCTGATTCAAGAGAACCTCTGAATCTTAACATAATCAAAGGCGAAAACTTAAACTTACATTCACCGGAGGATTGGTGGAAGTTAGTGAAGGAATTCGTTGGCGAACCGCAAGGTGAGCCATACATCTGGTTGTCTTTTCCTTACACATTTCAACGTGTGGAAGAGATATACATGATGCACTTTGGTAAAGCCAATCCATCTACTGAGCATAAGTGAGGTATAGCAATACCTGCTATATCCAACACTAACTCATCATCTATAGGAATCCTAAGATGTCGACAGACAGTATACGTAACAGTGTCACTACGGTGGCAATTCCTTCTTTCCTGGAAGCTCTGGGAAAGGTAGGTCGCTCTCTGGCTCGCAAGTACGACTCTGGTTCTCATAGTGGGATCGAGTCAGTTGTCGTAAACCCTAAGGGTTATGACGATTGGCGAGATTTCTTCTGTGACTATCAGGCTTCGTGCCTGCTTAAGAAGTTTCCTAAGTTATGCCTCGAAATTAACACTCCCGAGGTAGCGCTTTTGAAGTTTCGGGCTACAGAGCTTGCCTGCAGTAATCTTAATACGGCCTTTCGGAACGTATTAGGATCTTTCTCGGTGCCCGAGTGGGCCCTACTCTGTAGGGCTCGCTCGTTCATCGGTAAAGTTCTGGGAGAATTCTCCTGGAATATTGCGATTCAGTACTGTGATTTTGGGCCCGGCGCTAGCGTCGGAATTCCACGAAAGAGCAGTCACCAATGTGAAAAGATAGGGAATCTTAACCCTACTGTTACTGGGGAATGCAGTTCTCTCGTTTCTGCATATGCGGATTTTGATCCACATATGCGCGATCACATCGCCAATCTAAAGATTGTGAAAGGGAGTACTGTGACCACTGTTCCAAAGGATGCCCGTTCTGATCGTGTGATTGCCATCGAACCTCTCTGGAATATGTTTTTTCAGAAAGGTATCGGTGGTTCGATCAGGCGCAGGCTTAAGTTCTTCGGTCTTGACCTTAACAACGGTCAACCGTTGAACCAAAAGCTTGCAAGGCAAGGCTCTATTGATGGCCTACTATCCACTGTAGACCTAAGTAGCGCCTCTGATATGATCTCCCTCGGCCTCTGTGAGTTTCTGCTCCCAGAGGATTGGTATCGTGCCATGATGACCGTGAGGTCACCATATTGCACTTTACCAGATGGTGAGAATATCTTCCTGCGGAAAATCTCTTCTATGGGAAACGGTTTTACATTTGAGCTTGAAAGTTTAATCTTCCTCGCTTTATGTATAGCTGTGAACCCAAAGTTGAGAATTGGTCATGATGTCTCTGTATTCGGTGATGATATTATCATACCTAGTGCAGATACTAAACCTCTCATTGATATTCTTCGATGTGTTGGCTTTAAAACCAATATTGAGAAGACTTTCATTGATGGGCCATTTCGGGAGTCGTGTGGCAAACACTACTTCCGTGGTCATGATGTGACGCCCTTCTTTCTTAAGAAGGAAATCTTGAACGTTCCGGATTTATACTATTTAATTAATAGTGTAAGACGATTAGCTTTCAGATTCGCCGGATTCAATTACGGCTTAGATGATCGCTTCCGTTTTCTTTGGGACTTCCTTGTCTCATTGCTTCCGAAACGCTTCCGATTATTATCATGCCCTGATGGGTATGGTGATTGTGCTATTGTCCGTGACTTCGATGAGTGTACTCCTAGACCTACGCCCTTTGGGCTTCAAGTCGAAGGATATACATTCAAAAGATTGTCCCCCTCAGTAGCAAGGTCTAAGTATGACGGGATCCCAGCGCTTATCTCTAAGCTCTGGTTTACTCGTCGTAACATTGACCTCGGTGAGATGTCACAGTACTGCCTAATACGTGTACCCAGCAATTATCGCTGGCGTATAAGTAAAGGGTTGTACCCACAGTGGACGACTATGGGCCCCTGGGTTAGCCTGTTTTAATGGGTGAATCCTATCCATGGTTATTTTGTAGATTATCC